GCCGCCACGTCGGCGGCAAGTTCCGCCTGTGCCGGGCCGGGCTTCATGTTCTGGAGCTGCGTTTCCATCCGGTGCAGGTCGGAATTCACCCGGTCGATGACCTTGCGCTGCTCTAAAATACGGGCGTTGATGGCAGCGGCGGCCTTCTCCGATTTCTCGGCAAGGATATCGACGGCAAGGCCGGCCTTGTCAAGGCCCCCTGTCAGGTTGTCCTTCATCAGGAATTCGATTTCTACGGGCTTCATCGTTTACAGTTCTAAATTGCTTTGGTAAAAATTCACTATGTCGCCGGCTTCACGGGCGGCAGCTTCCGGATCCACCTCGCCGCCACCGCTTTGCGGAACCTTGGAGTCAGCTGCTGACCGGCGGACGTAACGCGGGGCGTCGGACAGCATCAGGATGAGCGTCTGGTAGTTCACCTCCTCCAGGATGTACCCGACAGTCCAGCCGGTGGCGCTCGCGATGTTCCAGATAAAACCGAAGGGGCTATGGGAACCTTCAAACTCGGTCCTTAACTCCCCTTCCTTCTTTGGCTCATTCTCAACTTCATCGGGTTCGCCCGATCGATCGAGCTGATAATACTCGTAAAAGACTCGCTGCCCATCAGGCTGATGAACTTCTCCAGGGCGCCCAGCAGGAAACGGTGCTCCACGGACTCACGCAGGAACCACGCCACGGGGCGGACAAAAAGCCGCCGGCTCACCGGGCCGCGGCAGAGGGTATGGGCTACCATACGGGATATCTTAACACCGTTCCGTGCCAGGAACTCCAGCCGCTCACGCCCGGAGAAGGCGGAAACCTCCTCGGGGGAGACGTCCATCGAGAGATACAGCCTCACGATGCATATCTGCCCGGCAAGGCGCGGGCGACGCATAGTCACACGCCATCGCACGGGGCGTTTCATGAAAGGCAGGCGCCATTCCTTCAGGGGAAGGGAGACACCCAGGTCAAGCAATGCCTCGGATGCCTCCCTCTGCACCTTTCTCGCTTCACGCTCGTCCATGTGTTAGTCCTCCACTGCCGCGGTGTCATTGATTTCGTAAGGAGAAGAGCCGTCCTCCGGCTTGTTCACCTTCAGCTGGCATTCCAGCTTGGAAACCTCCGTCAGCGTCAGCTTGCCGCCAAGGTTCGCAAGGATGGTGCCGTTCGGGATGGACATCGTCTGCCCGGATACGAACTTGATGGTCCACGGACCGGAAAGGTTTACCAGTTCGGTCGGGGCCTTCCAGCCGGTCGGGGCATCCTCCGGCCCTACAAGCGTGCCGCCAAGCACGGCCTTGATGTTCTTATAGTCCAGCTGGATAAGGTTGAACGTGGGCGATACCTGCCCGTTCTTCTGGAGCAATGTCAGGACGGGGGCGTCGGGAACCTGCTCGGCTTCGACATCGACACTCTCGGGCTTCGTGCCGCCCCAGTCCCAGCTGCCCTTCTCGATCCAGCCGATAGTCATGGCACCGAACGTGACAACAGCGATGCCATAAATGAAATTCTTGTTATTTTTCATACAGTCGTCTCTTTATTAAAACGGTTAATACTATGCCGGATGCCATACCGGCGATAAAGGCAATGAGGGCGATTTTAACGGGGTTAAAACGCTGTTTGAACTCCGTTTCGGAAACTTCCGAAACACTCACGGTGTCGCCCCGGATACGTGTCAGCTCCTCCTCATACCAGAGGACCAGACGCTGGAGACTGTCACAGGTGGAGGTCACCACCAACGTGTCGCCTCTGGACGTCACATCCACGCCCGCCTGCCCGTTTTTACCATGATAGGAGGCACCGGCGGGAAGCGACAGCAGGTCAGGAACCGGAATTTTCAACGTCAGCGCCGATGCCGGGAGGCCCGCCATCACCAGCCCCCGACGCCCGGACCTTACGCTGTCCGCGCCTGACGCGGTTTTCACCGTCATCAAGCTCCGGGTCTGTTTTCGGGAGCTCGCGCAGCTCATGAAGGACAGGACAGTCAGCACGGTGAAGGCAATCATTGGCACCGTCAATAGCCTTGCGCAAACGCGCCATCTCTCTTCGTGTCGCACTAAGTTCTTTTTTTAAGGGTTCTACAATATTATCGATCAGGATACGCGTGGCGTGCTCCGTGTTGTCTATCCGCACGGTCTCCGCGTCGGCTTTCGCCTTTTCCGCTTCCGCCTTCGCCTTCCTGACCGTGGGGCCCAACGTTACAAGGGCCGTCAGAGCGGCCAGAAGGCCGCCGCCAAATATCCAGTTCAAGAGTACGCTCGTGTCCATGATCACTTTTTTATGATTGTCTGATACCTATTGAAACAAGCCATTTCTGCACGTCAAAACTGGGGCAGGCTTTCGCCGCCAGTTCGTTATGACCCACGATACGGACATCTGGAAAACGGCGGTGGAAGTCTTTCACGTACTTCTCAAGCGCACGCTTCTGGCACGCCGTACGCGTGTCCTTCGGGGTCTTGCCGTCCTTTCCGCACCCGCCGGCATACACGATATGGCGGCTGACAGAATTATAGCCGGCCACGCCGTTGGTGATTTCCCAAGGGTCCACGTTCGCGTCCTCGTTGTTGTCCACCAGGCGCTCCACGCCGCCATTCAGATGGAACAGGTCAGTATACCCGACCTGTTTCCAGCCGCGACCGCCCTTGGATACCGGGGTCGTGTGCCAGGCGCGAATCTCTGCGCCACTGACTTCACGCCCTTCAGGCGTAGCCGTGCAATGAATGACCAGATACTTCAGCCTGCCCATCACGCACCGCCTTCCTCGTCATCAGCGGCCACCTGGGACAACGCTATTTCAACCTTCTTTTCCGGATCAGCGTCCAGGCTTACCACAAGCGTACCGGATACTGCTTTGCCGCTACTGTTCACCTCGGCGGTAACTTTCAGCCCGTCATCGGTACCGACCGCCGTAAAACCGGCAGGGACGGATGTCACACTATAATCACCGGATGCAGTGACTGTCACATACTTGCTCTCACCTGCGGCCTTGAACGAAAGGGCGGAAGGGTCGGCTGAAATGTTACGTTCCACCGCCTTGAACACCGGGTCGGTACGGGTGTCAAGCACCACAAACTCCTCACCGAAGGCGATTTCCGTGTCGGCCTTCATAAGCAGCTTGAAGAAGTACAGCTCGCTAGAGTTCATCCACTTGTCAATCTGGATCACCTCCTCGTCGTCCTGGAGGTTCACACCGGCGAAAAGGTTGCCGTCGGCGCTCATCGAGCAGAGCGTGGCCACGATAAGGTCGTCAGGCCAGGAGTTCAGCGTCTCGATGGTGATACCCTTGTAGCGCTTCTTGTTGATGTCCGTCTCGCTCGTATTCTTGAACTCGCGTTCGGTCAGTTCGTCATCGTACTTGTCAAAGTCATCGATGCTCATCAGGATACGCAGGTTCGGGTTCTCGCGCAGGGCTTTCGGAATAGCCTTGCGGACAGCCTTCAACTTGCCGATCATGGAAGTATCGGCAGGAGCCGGGACCACTATCACGTCCGAGTCCTTGGCAGCCTGTGTCAGGATACCGTTAAAAAGGTGGTCGTCATCACTCCCGAACTCGCCGTTGATGTAATGCCAGCCCAACTCGAATTTCACACTCTTGCTGAGTTCGTCAAGCAACGTGTTCTGGGCTTCGGGAGGAAGTTCGGCAAACACAAGGTTGCCTTTCGGCTGCCACTTGCGCCAGATATGCTCGAAAGCGCGGGGGTTGAAAGTGGTGAACGCCATGAAATCCTCCGGATCCAGGGACTTCTCCGAGTAATTGAAGTTACCCTTCGAATCCTCCAGGCCCGGGTTCTCCTTGCGTTTCTGGAGCATCTTGCCGGTCTTGATACGCGGCAGGCTGATTTTCTTCTCGACGCCGGGGATCACCATGATCAGGCCTTTTTCCACAAGGTCGTTCCCGGTACAGGCGAGTACCAGGATCTTCTCCAGTACCTCACCGTTGTAGTTGGTGTTTCTTACTACTATTGCCATAGCAAATATTTTTATTAATGTTTCAACTTGTCCTTAATCTCGGTCATGCGCTTGTTCCAGGGACTTTCATTTGTCGGGTTCACACGCAGGTCGGTCATGACCTTGCGTTTCGGGGAGAGTTTCTCCAGCGCCTTTTCCCCGTTTTCGCGGTCCTTGGACAAAAGGTTCTCATAGATGGGGCGGGTGGTGGCGTCGATACGCCCGTCATTCTCCGCGTCATCAAGCAGTTTCTTACGGGCGGCGGCTTCATCCGCATCCGCCTTGTCCCGGAACTCCTTCAACTCACCCTTCAGGCGGGTGACTTCGGCATCAAGGCCCGGAACTTTCCCGGCTTCCGTTTCCAGAAGCCCGACTTCACGGAGAAAATCGTCATCTGTCACGCAGTTCTTGAACCGCGGACGTTTCTTCAGTTCGTCTAAATTCATGTTACTCTTGTTTTGTGGCTTGTGCAGCCGGTTATTGAATATTTGGAATACCTGTTCAGGGGTACTGTCCTGCGGAAGGGGGTCGGCATCATAGATACCGTCAATAAGACCAAGCGCCAGCGCTTCATCGGCACGCAGCCAGTGGTCTTTGCCGTCAAAATACAACGAGCGGATTTCCTCTTTGTCCTTTCCCATGCGGGCGGCATACATCTCGCAAAGGGTGTCCTCCAGCGATTCGATCTCGCGGATGCACCCCCGCATCTCCTCCTTGTTGCCGTAACAGCCTCCCTGGACACTGTGAAGCATCAGACGGGCATAACGGCTCATCTGTACCGGTTTGCCGCAAAGGGCGATGACGGAGGCCATGCTGGCGGCGATGCCGTCCACGTAAATGGTGATGTCAGCCTTGCTGTTTTTCAGGGCGTTGAAAATGGCGATGCCCGCATACACCTCGCCGCCGTTGCTGTTGATACGAACGTCAATCCTGCCGGACAAGGCCTCGGCCTCCAGAAGCTCGCGGGCGATATCCCCGCTGCGCACATTGCCGTCATAATCACCGATGTCACCGTAAAGGAGGATACAACAGGTGTCTTCCCCGGGTATGATGTTGAAAAACTTTTTCATGCTTATATAGTCTTTTAGGCGGGTGTTCCCCGCGAAGTTCACGGTGCGAAATTAGGGGGATTAAAGCCGTTTTTCAAACCGCATATTCATCACACTCAGTTTAAAACGCTGTCATGAAGTTTTAAAGTGTCATCATGCGGCACGCGTTTTTTTCCGCCCCTTTTCCTTATCAATTTTGCACGTAAAAAAGGAGGAAATATGACCGAACTAAGCATGCAGCAAAAAAGGGAATGGGCGAAGACGCTCTACCTGAAAGAGAACCTCACGCAGCAGGAGATAGCCGAACGCGTGGGGGTGTCACGCATCACGGTGAACAACTGGATAGGCAAGAACGGATGGGAGATGCTCAAGACATCCATCACCATCACACGCGAGGAACAACTGAAAAGCCTGTACCGCCAGCTGGCCGAGCTCAACAACGCCATCATGGCCAGACCGGCGGGGGAACGCTTCCCGAACACAACCGAAGCCGACACCATATCCAAACTGTCGAACGCCATCAAGAAGATGGAGACGGAAGTCGGGCTCTCGGACATCATATCCGTATTCTCCGACCTGCTTAAATGGCTGCGCGCGTCCGACCCCACGCAGGCGAAAGAAGTGACGCCGCTGCTTGACGCGTTCGTAAAATCAAAAGTCTCATAACCATGGCAAAGAAAAGACTTACACCGCAGGACCGCACGGCACTTGTCGAATGGGAGGAACTGATCGCATCCATACGCGAGAATTCGGACATCAACCCCTCGGACACGGAAGCGGAAATACGCGCACGCAGGGAAAGGCTCGAAAAGGATGACGAGGAGTGGTTCCGGTATTACTTCGCCATGTATTATTCATGCGAGGCGGCGGACTTCCACAAGAAAGCCACCAGAAGGTTGACAAGGAACAACCGGTGGTACGAGGTACGCGCATGGTCGCGGGAACTGGCGAAGTCCGCACGGTCCATGATGGAAATCTCAAAACTGGCAATTACAAGAAAAGTACGCAACGTACTGCTGATCTCCAACTCACAGGACAACGCCCAAAGGCTCCTGCTGCCCTTCATGGCCAACTTCGAGGAAAACCAGAGAATCATCCAGGATTACGGGATGCAGAAGAAACCCGGATATTGGGAAACGGGGGAATTCACCATCATGGCGGGATGTTCCTTCCGGGCCATCGGAGCCGGACAGTCACCGCGCGGTACCCGTAACAAGAACTTCCGGCCGGACTTCATCCTGGTGGACGATATCGACACCGACGAGGAATGCCGGAACCCGGAACGCATCAAGACAAAATGGAAATGGCTGGAGGAAGCCCTGATACCGACCATGTCCGTATCGGGAAACTACCGCATACTCTTCAACGGGAACATCATCGCAGCGGACTGCTGCATAAAAAGGGCCATTGAAAAGGCCACGGAACTGAAGGAAAAAGGTATCGGGCACGTGGACATCATCAACATACGCGACAGGAACGGGGTTTCCGTGTGGCCCGAGAAAAACTCGGAAGAGGATATAGACCTCTTCCTCTCGCTGGTTAGCGCGGCGGCACGACAGAAGGAGTTCTTCAACAACCCGGTAGCCGAGGGAGAGATATTCAAGGACATCATCTACGGGAAAGTGCCGGCACTCTCGAAGTTCAAGTTCCTGGTCATCTACGGCGACCCCGCACCCGGCGAGAACAAGACGAAGAAGAGCTCCACGAAGGCGGTGTTCCTGCTCGGCAAACTGGCCGGGAAGCTCTACGTCATCAAAGGGTTCCTCGGAAGGGAGACAAACGCCACGTTTATCGAATGGTACATCAGACTGCTGGAATTCGTGAACGGGAAAACGAACGTGTACTGCTACATGGAGAACAACAAGTTGCAGGACCCTTTTTTTCAGCAGGTGTTCCAGCCCATCATCAGGCGCATACGCCGGCAAAGGAAGATATCCCTCTACATTCAGGGGGACGAGGAGAAGAAAACGGACAAGGCCACACGTATCGAGACGAACCTGGAACCCCTCAACAGCGAAGGGAACCTCATCTTCAACGAGGCGGAAAAGGACAACCCGCACATGAAGCTGCTCACCGACCAGTTCAGCCTCTTCAACCTCATGCTGACGTATCCGGCCGACGGGCCCGACTGCGTGGAGGGGGGAAACCGCATCATAGACCGCAAGGCGCACCAGACCGAAAAGCCGGCCGTCATCTCCACAAGGAAGATGCGGGCGCACAACAAGTACAGACTGTAAACTTTAATACTTTACCCACATGAGCAAATTTATAGAACTTTCAGATTACGACGCGAGCATGCACCGGGACATACTGGAGGCCACCACGAGGAAGGACGACGCCATCGTGGAGATATGCGAGGACCGCGCCATCGAAGAGATGCGGTGTTACCTCTCCAAGCGCTATGACTGTGACAGGATATTCACCCAGACCGGAGACGGACGGAGCCAGCTCGTACTGATGATGGCCATAGACATAACCATCTACCACATCGTCAGCATACACAACCCGCAGAACATAAGGGGAATCCGCAAGGAACGCTACGAGAGGGCCGTCGAATGGCTCAAGGCGGTAGCGGCCAAGGAGATATCCGTGGACGGGCTGCCACTGCTGCCCGAAAAGACAAGGGCGGCAAAATCAAATTTCCTTATCAAAAGCAACCGTAAACGTGTAAACCACTGGTAACATGAGCAAAAGACAGAAAAGGGCCGGAAAGATAACCAAAAGCGGAAACCTGCCGAGGCCCGGGCAGAAAGGACCCGCAACCATCATACTGACACAGCCCAAACGCTTCGGCATAGACATAGCGGACTATATGCTGGCCATACGGGCCTTCGAGAACGTGGATTACTCCAGAAGGTTCAGATTATACGACCTGTATGAGGACATTCTCATGGACACGCACCTGACAAGTGTCATCGAGAAACGGAAAAACGCCGTGCTATCCTCCGTCATCGAGTTCAGACGTAACGGAAAGCCGGACAAGGCGGTAAACGAACAGATACGCTCCCCGTGGTTCCGGCGCCTCATAGGCGACATCCTGGACGCGAAATTCTGGGGGTTCACGCTCGTACAGTTCTACCGCAAAGGGGAATGGGTAAACTATGACCGGATACCGCGCAAGCATGTGGATCCGGTGCGCAGGCTCATACTGCGCCACCAGACGGACACCACAGGAACATCCTGGGACGAATACCCCGACCTGCTGTTCATCGGGGAACCGGAAGAGCTCGGGATGCTCGCAAAGGCGGCCGTATGGGTGATATACAAGCGGAACGACGTGGCGGACTGGGCACAGTTCGCGGAAGTGTTCGGCGCACCCATCCGGGAATACACATACCCCACGGATGACGACGAGGCACGGCAGAGGGCGCTGGCGGACGCGGAAAGTACCGGAAGCATGTCGGTATTCGTGCACGCCCAGGAAACAATGATGGAACTCAGGGAAGCGGCGAACAAGACCGGAAGCTCCGACCTGTATGACAAGCTCTGCGAACGGTGCAACAGCGAGATATCGAAACTGTTCCTCGGGAACACGCTCACCACCGAGGCATCGGACAAGGGAACACAGGCACTCGGAACCGTCCACAAGGACGTGGAGGAGAAGGTCACGCTGGCGGACCGGCAGGACATCCTGGACGTGCTCAACTACAACATGACCGACATATTCGCCATGCTCGGGATAGACACCACCGGCGGCGAGTTCTGCTACCCGGAAAAGAAAGTCATCGAACCGGAGAAGAAGATGAGCATCCTCACCCAGCTGCGGACGAACTTCGGCCTGCCGGTGGGAGACGATTATCTGTACGAGGAATTCGGGATCGAGAAGCCGACAGACTACAACGAACTGAAAAAACGGCAGGAAGCCGGAGCGGCCGGAATACAGAAGGCGAAAGAGAAAGCGGCAACCACCGGGGAACGGGAGGATGAAGATGAGGAGATACCGGAAACCGGCAAAGGGACTCCCAAAGAGAAGAAAAACGCCCTTAAAAACGCGTATAACTGGCTGAAACGTTTTTTCGCGAAAGCCCCGGGGAAAGACGGGGCAGCTTTAGAGTGGTGATGAACGACCTCTACCGGTTGGAAAACAAGCAGGTGGAGAACGTGTTCTCTTTTGATGAGGAGGTACTGAAGAAAGCCCTGAAGAACATATACGGCAAGGAGTTCCATCCCATGACCGACATCGAGGAGAACCTGTTCGAGGCCACGTGGAAAACGATGAACAACGCCACCGACAAGGGGTTCGGGGCACGGAAAGCCGATGATCCGGATTATGACTTCTACCGCGAAATACGTGCGAACAACGCCGTATTTGCCGCGTTCAAGGTACACCGGGCACAAAACGACATGGCGGCGCTGCTGCTGGACGAAAACGGCAATTTAAGGCCGTTTGAACAGTGGCTGAAACTTGTCATGCCCATAGCGGACCACCAGATGGTCCACTGGCTGCGTACCGAATACGACACGGCAGTCATACGGGCGCATCAGGCGGCCGACTGGAGACAGTTCGAGCGGGAGAAGGATATCCTGCCGAACCTCAAATGGATGCCCTCGACATCCGTACACCCGGGAGCGGACCACCGCGTGTTCTGGGGAACCATACGCCCCGTCGATGATCCGTTCTGGAACGAGCACAGGCCGGGGGACCGCTGGAACTGCAAATGCACGCTCTCGTCAACGGATGAAGCGCCGACAGCGGTACCGGGAAGCGGACCGGACAACAAACCGCAACCCGGACTGGAAAACAACCCGGGAAAGGACGCAAAACTTTTCTCGGACAAGCACCCATATCAAAAGGATGCGCACCGGGGAGCAAAGAAGACAGTGGACAAACTGACACTGCGTATCAAGGAAATGATAGCGGAAATGCCGGACAACCTGACACTGGAAGAGAAAGAAGCCATAGCAAGACACAACCTGCAAATGGAAAAAACACTTGGAATCACCAAAGGGAAACCCATGACAGTAGAGGAAGCGGACAAACAGAACGCCAACCCGAAGCATAAGGAACAATTCATCCTGGACCCTCAAGGATTATACCAGGACAAACAGGGAAACAAATTCTCAAAGAATCCGGATTTCAAACCTGCCGACAGACAATATGGAATCAACTGCCAGACTTGTGCGCCGGCCTATGCCTTAAGATTAAAAGGGTTTGACATTACAGCAAAGGGCAACACGCCAGGATCCAAACTGGACTATCTGAGCAGGGGGACAAACGCATGGGAAGTGTGGAAAAACATAGATGGCACACAAGCAAAACACACGAGCATCACCGGCTGGATGGCATCAAAACAATATATGAAAATGACTCCTAAACGGTATCGGGAATTTTTTGAAGAGGTCTGCAAGGATGAGGGAGTTTACGAACTGAGTATAGGATGGAAATCCGGAGGGGGACATGCAACGATCTTACAACGGTTTAACGATGGAGAATTGCGTTACATCGAACCACAGCATGACAATTCCAAAGGTTCCGTCAATGAATGGAAAGATGTAAGATACTTGTGCGAAAGTGGACAGGCGAATCCGCATTATTGCAGGGGAATAATGAGAATAGACAACAAACTATTCAACACCGACTTCATCGAAATCTTTGATAAGTAGGTTGATGAGATCAAGGGCTTCAAAGTCGGAGAATGTCATGACCTGACCGTCACCATACCGGAAAACAAACGGGAAGCCGGTCGTTACATCTTCAGGGAACTTGTACAAAAAATAGTCCGCCCCTTCATGATTACCAAGGTAATCGAAGGAATCGCCGTACTGTTCTATGAGCCACCGGGCCTCGTTCTTTACTTGTTCGGGTATATTCATAACGCAAAAAGGCACATAAAACGCCTTGTCTGCAAAAGTATAAAATTATTTTTTAAATCAGTCATTTATGGACATAAAAGAATATTCAAAGCTGATAAAAGCCAAGCGGAAGGAGCTCGACAACCTGATGAGACGCAGGATGCCGGTCATAGCCGGACGCATGGCGAAAGACCACTTCCAGGACAACTTCCGAAAGGAAGGTTTCGTAAACGGAGGGCTACACCCGTGGCCGAAAGCGAAAAGGCTGTCCTCGGGGCGGACCGATGCGGCCGGGCAGTACGGGACGCTACTCTCAGGAAGAAACCACCTCTTCAGCTCCGTCAAGTATGTGCCGGCGGACTACAGGGTGAGAGTGGCCAACGACCTCATATACGCGCCCGTCCAGAACTGGGGAGGAGAAGTGAACCCGACCGTCACGCCCCAAATGCGGCGCTTTGCATGGGCGAAGTATTACCAGGCTTCAGGCAAGGCTAAAAAAGCCGCCACGGGCAAAAGAAAGGGCAGAAAAGGGGGTTCCGCCGCAAGCAATAAACCGCAGGAGAATCCGGAGGCGCTGAAATGGAAAAGGCTGGCACTGACCAAAAAGAAAAAGCTCCGCATACGCATACCCCAGCGACAGTTCCTCGGGGAAAGCCGGGAACTGTCCGAAAAGATAGACCAGAAAATGGAGAACGAAATCAGAAACATTTTAAATTTATAACAACATGGAAGAAATATTCATCGCAATCATGGAACGCATCGCCGAAAAGATGCCGGAGCTGTCATACATTGACGAAGATTACGGACAGCTCGAAGCGGGGGCCGAAGAAGACCACTACCCGGTAACCTTCCCTTGCGTACTGATCGGAAACACTGAATCCGACTGGAACGACATCGGGTACGGAGTACAGAAAAGCGAGTCGTTCATCACCACACGCCTGGCCATTGACTGTTACGACGACACGCACTACACTTCAGGCACCTATGATAAAATAAGGGAACGCCAGCTAAAAGCGAAGAAGCTGTATAAAACACTTCAGGGATTCCTTTGTTCGGAAGAGGCCAGCCCGCTGGTCAGAGCGAAGAGCCGGGACTATTCCCTCCCCGGAAACATCAAGGTGTATGAAACCGTGTATTCCTTCACGCTGCACGACGAATCCGCCATGCAGGAAGAGACGGCAAGGTTCATTCGCCCGTGAAAAGCGAGAGCTGGACGGCTGTCAGACGGGGCTTTTTCACTTTCGGGACAGGTTTTACCTCCAGCTCCTTCAGTTCCCGGCATTTGCGCCGGATAATGGACATGATACGCTCCTCGGAAATGAAAAACTCCTGCCGGGACAACACTTTCAAAGCGTCATCAAAGCGCAGGCGCTGCACCTCCGTCCAGTAATAGTAACGGCGGCACAGGGCTTCATCACGGAGTTCTATAAGCGTCTTGTCTCGTCCTTTGGCCATAAAGTAAAGTTAAGTATATGCTGCAAAATTAGCCATTTAACCGGGGATGTTGATAAAAAAACGCCGCATCGTGCATGGATGCGGCGTTTTTCCGTTTAGAGTGTGAACAAAATCACATGGTCATCAGTTCGGTGTCATCCTCACCCGGAACAAAAGGCTCGATACGGGTGATAACCTTGCTCTGCACCTTCACACGTCCGCTGCCCTTGCAGACAGGACAACGGGAGGAGGAAGGGGCACCGCCCTGGTCCGTGTAGAAAACACGGCCCTTGCCCTCACAGTTCTTGCAGGCCATCACATGAGGCGCGATATTCTTCGTCTTTTCCATACTACAAACGGCAGAATGAAGGCTCGATACGGTGCCAGACACCGTTCTCGTCACGTTTATGGAAATAATAATTCACCGCGGTCTTGTACACCACGTTGCTCTCACGGAAAAGATCCATGATTTCAGTGTACTCGCTGTCGAAACGATCCTCCAGCTCGTACAGCTTGCTCACCGACTTGTAGTCCAGGTCGCCCTGGCGGTTACGCTCGATCATCGTCATGCCGAGCTGGTACATCGGATCATCGGTACCCAACTCGCGCCCCATGGCGTAACGCTTCAGGTAGTCCACCAGGCGCTCGGCGGCAAGATCGGCACGCTCGTCGAAACTCTTCACCTTGTTGCTTCTCACCTCCAGCTTCATGTCACCGTCCACGATGGTGAAACTCGCCTGCTCGTCCTTGCGGAGCTGGCCGTATTCACGCATCACCGCACGGAAGGCGGCGGCTTCTTTCTCCACCCAGTCGCGGAACGCTTTCACATCATCCACGACCGGGAGCAGCTTGTTCTTCACTTCAAGCATGAACTGCGCACGAAGGCCCTCATAGGCGTCGCGCCGGTTACGCTTGTTTTCCTTCTCTTCCTGCTGGAGCTGTTTCAAAAGCTCCTTCCTGTCCTGGGCGGACAGGCTTTTTAATTGTTCTTTCAGGTCCATAACTAAAAATTAAATGGTTGTTATTGTTGTTTATTCTCACGTTTACGGCGGATGGCACGCAGCTTCACCTGCAATGTGTCCAGCGCCTCACAGTCAAGTTCACGGAACTCCTTGCCGGCGATACGGCTGTCCAGGCAGAAAGTATTCACCTTGTCCCAGTCTGCCGTATCAATGCCCAACAACTGCATCTGGTGCAATACTGCGGAGCGCTTCTGGCGGAGGATCTTCCGGAGCTGTTCCTGGTAAGTGGGCGGTACCAGCTTCTGCATGGCGGCCACGGCGGCACTGTATTCCTTCAGCGTCATGTCACGCAGGCTCGTGGTACGTCCCTCCGTGTACTGGGAAACGATGCTTTCCTTCAGTGCGTCACGATCCGATGTCGGAAGGCGGTTCAAAAGGCTGTAAAACGCCGAATAATTCTCGGGCTTGTTCAGCCGTTTACGGGTGTGGATGTCTATCTGCATGGTACTTACTGTTTTAAATTGTTTTAAAAGACTGCCCCTATTCATCGCGAACCGGAACAGGATGCTACTTGTGTAGCTGCAAAAATCAAAAAAATGTTTAACACTAAAAATCAATTATATACTTCTTTTACCGGTTAATAACTTCAACCGACACCACGCTGTCCTTGCGGGTGTTGATCGCTAAAATATATCTGTTGCCCTTCTGGCCTTTCTCGTAAAGGTAGGCCCAGTTCTCATCCGTCTCCACATAACCGTGGTGATCGACGGGAAGGCCAAAACCGTTCACCATCTGCACACGGACCTTCAGGCCCTCGAATTTCTTGAATATATTCATAACGCTATGGTAACTACAGGTTTCTCAAGTTCCCGCAGATGGGCCTCCGGAACATCCTTCAGGATGGCAGCGGCCAGCTGCGAATCACGTGTCTCGACAATCGCCCAGCCATCCGTCTTCGTGGAGGCGCTGATAAGCATCTGGCGCCGCGGCTCAAAACACGTCCAGTTCAGAAGGACGCTGCTCAGCCTCTCTATCGGAAGGCCGAGCTGGTGCAGGTTCTCACTCGTGTTCATGACGGCGTGCGCGTAAGATGATTTTCCCCTTCATGTAAACGTCACGGCCATAAAGGCCCCGGCCGGTGAAAGCACCGGACACCTTGTTCGGGCGTCTGCGTTCCTTTCCCGCCTTCCTTACCGTTTTTCTTTTCATAATGCTGTTCATATCGGGTCTCTCCTTCATCAGTTCATGTTCAAATTCGCCCCCCAGGACTGAACGACATTGATATCCGACTTCCTTACCTGGGCCTGCATCAGTGCCATGGACAGCAGCATGCAGACACGTTTGTCAGTCTTGACAACTCCGGAGATGGCACCCATGATGTGGTCACCCCTGCCGGTCACGATCGAACCGGTCATCTGCTCAAGACCGTCAGGATGGTCCTCACTGGCCGAAACGGCCACAAAGGCCTCAAGGCCGTTTTCCTTACAATAGTTCTCCACGTACCGGCAGAGATCCGTTACTGCCTCTTTCTGTTTTTCTGTAATCATTTCTGTAAAATTTTAATGGTTAATAACTGTATGTTGAAATCACGAAATCCCTTTTCGAGCACTCCTCGAACATCGTATCCTCCCAGTCCGACTCTTCCTCCTGCACAAGGTCATCCTCACCGGGCTCCACCTCTCCACGGTAGATCAGGTACCGCGCCTCCAGGAAGAAGAGGACCACGCGGCGCAGGAACTCACGGGCGGAGGTGATGCCGTGCCGCTCCATGAACGAGGAGATGCGATCCGGGCCGATGGTGTTCGTGCGGATGCTCACCAGGCGCTGCCGGCGGAAATCCTTCAGCGTGCTGCCCCTGACCCCGAGCACGCTTTCAGCGATGCGCCCGAGGCTCTCCGGGATATGGTACTCACCATCGTCCGTACCCACCAGAAGCTCGGCGGCGGCCGTCAGCATCCCCTCCACACTCATGCGCTGCGACAAGGCCGTTTCCTTCAAGAACACGTACTGGTAGTTGCTCACGTAGGTGTGTATGAGGTAGCCTTCCGGACGGCGGAACACCTCGCCGGCGGCGAGCTCCATCGAGAGGTTGTCAAGCGTCACGGCGGCGCTGGAACAGAACGCGCACACCAGGCGGACGGCAAGACGCTGGCGGTTGCCCCAGCCGCCAGAGACGATGGCACGCTGCAGGCTGCCGGTAACGGCAGAATCCATCTCGAAGAACAGCACCGCCTTCTCCTGGCGGCGGAAAAAGAATCCCATGTCCGGGATGCGCTCCATGTTGGAGAGGATCCTGCGGGTCGCCGGAGAGACCTTCCGGCCCTCCGCCACCAGGATGCAGGACTTCACCAGGTGGTTCATCACCACCGTCAGGTCCGTGAAATGGTGGTCGGCGACTTTCTCCCGGAACAGCTCGTGAAGCAGCATGGGCAGCTTCACAACGTAGTTATAATACTCCTTTCTCATGGCTCACTTGCTTGTAGGTTTCCAGTCCACCGTTATTATAGCGTCCAGCTCGCCGCTGCCCTGGCATACCGGGCAGGGAACATGCACGTCCTCGCGGCTGCCTTCCTCCGTCCCCCAGAACCAGCCGTTACCCTGGCAGTAACCGCACTTGTGGCCGGTACTGACAAAGTTTTCACGGCCCGGGCCCTTGCACATATAGGCGGGAGGGCAGATTTCAAGTTGTTTCTCGATCTTGCTCATAATCACATTGATTTACAAATGAAATTCATTACTTTTGCACTGACCGTTACCGGTCGCTTAAAACTACGTTTCGTCCCCGCCGGTCTGTGAAGGTCGGCTGGGGATTCTTATTTACTGCCATTTTCCAAAGCCCCCAGTTCCCAAATCACATATTTGCTGGTGGAACCACGGTACCGCCCTTTGCTGTACGCCACATAACCCTCCACCCATATCTTCAGATCGGCATCGTACATCACGCTCGTGGCGGCGTCACCTTTAGGATTCTTGCCGCGCGCATGGCTGATGATGATGAACAGCTTGTCAGGAAACTCTTCTTTTAGCTGGATATAGTCACTGTAGGTCATCCGCGTGTACTGGAAACTGTCAATCACGACGATGTTGTAACTCTTATGACGGCGCAGGCGTTCCTTCAGCGCCGGGATGTCTTCCTTGATGAAGGCCAGATGGCGGCTCACACCAGCCATGCCGAAGCGTTTCAGGTTGTTCTGGACCGTCAGACGCGTACCCTCTTCCAAAGAATCGATCGCGATACGATCATACTTGCACAGTTCCTTGCACAACTGCATCACAAAAGAAGTCTTACCGTTACCGCTGTTACCCCAGATAAACCATACACCCGTACGTTCCGGGGTGTCGAAGGCCTCCTTCCACTTTCCTTCGAAAGGAAATACCTCATACTTCTTGCTGAGGATATCCTTTACACTCAATGCACGCTTCATGGTCAGAAAAGTTTAAGTTGCCGGATATCGTCAATCTTGTCAAGAACGGCCTGCCGTGCGGCGCCCCGCAGCTTCTTATGGCAGAGCATCCAGCCGAGCGCCCACAGAAGGGCGTTCTCACGGGTGGCGAACTGTCCCCATTTGCGCCCCGGGCCGAAACCGGCACCGGAACTGTTCACCTGCATGTGGACGCCGGCAGTCCACCAGCCGTCCTGCCGCCCTACAAGGACGTCCAGGTAGTCGCGTCCGTTCCGGTAAATGGCCACAGTCTCGTATTCCGTCAGGACGGGATAGCTGAACCAGGGAGAGGGAAGCCGGTCGCGGCCATCGATTCTCAAGTATTCAAATTTGTTTTCCATATCCTTAAAATTGCGTTTGAACGGTATTTGAACGGGTTACAAATCACTCATGCGTTTTACCTTGTGGATGGAATCCTTCACGCGGCGAAGGTCATAATCGCAGGTGGCAGCCTCCTTCATCACGACATCGATATCCTGCCGGGAAGTCAGCCCGTTCGCCGTGCAGATAATATAGACATCATTCTGGTCAGTCGGCTCCAACGTGAAGAACTTACGTCCGATACGGCTGAAAAATTCCTTATAACCGGGCTTCTGGTACTTCAGCCCGTTACTGATACGCTTGACGATATAGTCGGTACTCAGGAAAACGACACCGCATTTCTCCTCCAGCTTGTTGTACAGGCTGATGAAGTAGTGGAACACCGGCTCTGTCAGCTTGTCGGCTTCGTCAAACACCAGCAGGGGCGCGTCCATCTGGATGATGTCGTCAAGGATAAGCCCCCACACCTCGCGGATATTGCAGCCTTCGGTACGGATTCCTACCGTGCGGGCAATCTCGCGGACAAAATCGCCCTTCTTCATGTCTTCGGAGCAAAGGATGTAAAAAACCTCCTTGTGGTCCTGAAGGTACACCCGGGCGGTGGTGCTCTTGCCGCAGCCGGCCTCGCCGGTCACCCAGCGGACGCTACGCCAGCGCTGCGCGTCGGAAAGCACTTCGGTAATCTCCTGGTACGCGCCCGTCTCAACGATCTGCCAGCCGGGTGTGCCCATACCTCCCACCTGGGAGGCCACGTTGCGGAACATCTCATCGCTGATGTTCTCGAAACGGCCGTTCAGGATATTGCTCACGGTACCCACGCTGACACCTTTCAGGCTGCCCGCGGCCTTCGTCTGGCTCGGGTATTTGGCCACGTAAGCGCGAAGGCGCTCACTGATGGCGTTTTTCTCTTTCACTGTAATTTCCATAATCAATCCTATTTTTATAATCAATTTTCTTTAAAATTTTCCGACTATTTTCCGTTTGTCCACTTCACGACGACCGAGCTGGTCCCAGCTTATATTGCTGATCACTTTGGTGGAACGCCCCAGGGTAATCTCTTCCGGAGGCTGGCCGTACTTCTTTGTACGACGGTCTATCTGACGTTGCACCTCGGCCGTAATACCTTTCAGTTTCGGAGTGTTCAGACCGTGCTGTTCGGGAGCCACCCCGTGCTCGTACTCTATTTCCTTGGCAACCACCTGACGTTCCACGCGGTCCTGCACGTTGGCCTCCTGTTCCCGGCGGATGAAGGCGGCCTCGCCTTCTCCCTGATCTTGGATGGCACGGTGGATAACCATGTAGGGCTCGGCGACACGCTCGAAACGGAACTCCCCGCCCTTGTCCTTCCAGTACAGCCGGACACTGCCGAAATCATACGGGTCATACTTGACATAGAACTGCTTGTAGGTATTCCGGCGGCGCCATTCATGATCCGGAACGCCCGGGGAGGAATAAACCTCATAGGTGCGGGACTTGCCGCCGATCGTGACCTCGATACCGGAAGAAGTGAACGTGCTCGGGCGGGAGGTCATCACCCAGAAAATATCCACCATGTCACGTGCCGTCACCGCTTCCGTCTCCTCGTTCACACTGGTGTTGTACATCCCGATCCGGGAAATACCGGTGGCCGGATGCTTCATCTCGTTCCATTCCCGGCGTGCCTCGACATATTTCGCCTTCAGCTCGGCAAGGGTGTAAAGTTTGTCCTTGTTGGCCTCGATGAACTCAAGGTTCGGGCGGCTGGATGCTTTCTTGGTGGTGATGTTCTGACCGGTAAACCGCCAGTCCTTATGCAGGACCTGGCTCTGGAAACGGCCGAAAGCCGACTCGATAGTTTTCGACTGGCCGCTGTAGGGAGCGGTCGGGCGGTGGATATGGCTGATCTTTGCCAGCAGACCATCCGAGACACGTTCCAGTTTTTTGTGACCGCCCTGGTTGTCATGGACCAGCTCGTAAGGCTTGTGCCCGCTTGTCTGGAGAGCCATGCGGTAGGCGTGATATTGCGCCTCGTAATTCTCGTTCTCGCTGATATGGAAGCCCAGCAGTACCTCGCTGTAGGCATCCATGACCTCGTACACACCGATGGTGCGGACATTACCATGCTCGTCCTTGTAGTAGAGGTTCAACTTCGTACCGTCACCGTACCACAGGCTGTCACGGCGGCTGGGAAGTTCGGTCTTGTGCTTGCGGCCGTAACGCTGGTGCGCCTTCATCTCTCCGTGGACCGCATCATACCATAAAGGCTCGATACGGGAGCTGTTAAGCCATTCGCGAAGGCTGCGGGGACTCTTCAGGGGCTTCCAGCCACGTTCCGGGGCGACACGGTTGTACTCCTCGAATATCTGCATGTCGGTATAGACAGGGACGCGGCTCCGTTTCAGCGCGACAAGGTAACGCCCGGCTTCCTCCTCGATCTTCAGCGTGTTGCTGTTGCCATACTTGCCGCTGACCAGTACCGCGTAGTTCTGCGGCCTGTACTGGTTCACAAGGCTCTTCAGGCGACCCTCGCTGCCCGGAAGGGTATGCGCATACTCCTCGCGCCATTCCTCAACCCTGGCAAGCAACGTTTCCCATACATTACGGCTACCCCCCAGCATGTTACGTTTCGGACGAAGCGTGTCCAGCTCGCTGATCAGCGCGTTAAGCACCGAGGCGTTCCATACATACTCGGCCTGGATACGCTCGGGAAGGGGAACCTGCTCACCGTTCTTGTCGTAGCGGTACTCCTCAAAGAAAAGCTCCGCGTTCTCGTCTTTCTTCACTTTGCTCATAATCATTTCTCGTATCAGTTTCTGTTCAGGATCACCGTACTTGGCAACAAAACGTTTCTGGTATTTATCGGGAAGGGAGGAATAGATGTATAGCGCGTATCCACCTTCGCCACCACCACGATGGGCACTTTGGATATTACCACGGTGTACATTCTGGCGTAAAGTATCGGATCGTATGACAGGATCATCACCAGAAGTCAGCTCCTCATGGGTTACACACAATGTTTTCTTATAGTATTCCATCTCCCAGTCCGATTATCACTCCTCCAAATCATTCAAAGGGACATGCCTCTTCATCAGTCTCGCTGAAGCCCCGAAGTTCAGCACGACGGCAAGCTCCAGCAGCGGGTGGTCAAAGACCACGGAAAGCAGGATCCCGAAACTCAGACAGAAATAAAGCACACAAAGGCGCTGTTTCCGGTTCAGACGGGTGAACCAGCGCAGCTGGTCACCGAACAATGTCATCAGGTCACTTTTCATCACCGTCCTTTTTTTGAGGGTTACCACCTACCTTGGTACCACCGCGCTCGATAGCGAGCTTGCGGATGGAACGGGCCAACTTGCTGTTCTTGCGGAATGCAAGGGAGTGGGAGACCATTTCTCGGGAACAACCCAGCAAACCGGCTATCTTACCCACCTCGCTGTATTCTACGACTATTCGTTCTTTCATAATTCGCTGATATGTTAAATTATTGTAGAGAGCGGTCGCGGACTCGAACCGCGGACCATGGCCTCTCCCTTGCGGGAGTCTGGCGTGTTCTACCAACTGAACTAACCGCCCGGGAAATCTATCGAAGCTCCTCTATTGTCGGGGTTACCCGGTAGTCAAAACAGGAACGGCAATAAGCCAAGCCGCACTCGTTCTCGCAGACCACGATACCGGTCAACGCGTCAATCTGATAGGCGAAAATATTTTCTTCATCATTCAACTCTTTAAGGGTGGCAGCAAACAGGTCCATTTCTGCCCAGTCAACGGTTACTTTCAATGCTTTCATTTTCTTCTTTTTATATTTCTCATTGTCACCTCAAGCCTTTTTTGTAGCTTTGAAGCGGCGTTCACACTTTGAACACGCTGCAAATATAGTATGAGATTTTCATACTACAAAATAAAATTGCGTAATTTTTCATACTTTATCAAGATTATGGATGAGAATTTCAGATTTATACAAGTTCTTGACGAATTAAAAGAGAAGGGCATAATAACAGATTATGTTCAGGCTGCGAATGATTTAGGAACAAATAAAGCAGGTATCAGTGATATAAAAAGCGGAAGAAAGAAATTATCAATAGAACTTCTTCGTCGTCTGAAATTATCATACCCAACGACTAATATAGAATGGATTATAATGGGAGAGGGGGATGCATTTGTCGCCTCTAAAACTAATAACTCCAGTAATCCAAGTTCTGAAACTTCATTTTTTATAGAGAAAATAGCCCAACAAGCAGAGGAAATAGGAATACTTAAACAAACAATCGTGCAACTCAAACAGGAAAGTGCGGGGCGTGTTTCAGGTGCGGAGAGTTCAACACTTGCAGGTGTCGGATAAAACGAGTTTTATGGGGCAAAGGGGGTAAAAAGTAGTAAAACACTGATTCTTAAAACTATAATATAAAATATAGGGGAGTAAATAATTATTTATGAAATATTATTTACCCCCTGCAATAGTTTATAAACGAAAGAAAACAAGGTACGAAAAAGGAGTATTCATATAAAAAAGCCTTCAAAAAGACTGTTTTTTTGTCACTCCAAATGTCACCCCAAACAAAACGTTTCGTTTTTGTATATTGTTTTTTGTCACCCCAAATGTCACTCCAAATGTCACCCCTTTCCTTTTTTCCGACCATTCAAACCGTTCAAATAAGTAGCAGCTTCTTTCAGATGTACTATTTGAGAAGGTTACCACCCAAAGGACATAAAAAAAGCCGCAAAAAGCGGCTTTATAGACGTTCTAAGGCCGTTTTAGCCCTTTCTGGTAGTCTTTATCAAGTGCGACTGGATAATCATCGCACGTTTCGTGTATTTCACGGATCCATCGGTCAAACCAGCATGTAACAGACTGCTCTTGGTGATACCGACTTCACTCTCCGTCAAAGTATCAAATATGGCGGAAATGCTACCGAAATAGAGGTTCTTTTTCTCATAAATCAGGTGTACATGGATAACTTTAGTCATAGTATATTGCATTTATTTTGCTGCAAATATACCAAATATCATCTATATGGAATAATTTTAATGAAAGAAATAGGAGAGAGTAGTACGTACTCCCCTACTCCACTTGCATAAACCGATCTTCTTGCCTACCTTTGTATATGAGAGCTGATCAGAAACAGATCACAGGAGTAAACCGACAGTGCGATGGCCTATTTCTCCCCTATCCTACGTTCAATGTAAAGCATTTCATTTGAACGGCGTTCAAACAGAGCTCAAATGTAAGCCCAATGTAAAGCGATGTAAACGCTTCGTTTTTGTAGGCCACTCTCCCCTACTCCACCATAACACTTTGAAAACCAAAGCAATCACTCTTTTTCAGGCCGACCACATATTGACACGCTTCGTTTTTCCCCCCTTATATAGGTCTGACCTTTGAATTTGCGGTTGAGTGTCAGCTTCATACTTCGATACTATTTGTATCGAAAGAGTAGAGACGGACG